ATCATCCCAAGATCTTTGTACAGTGACATGATATGAAAGATGATTTGATTCTCCATCAGTTAGAATAACACATTGTACTTTTTCAACTTTATTCTTTGATTTGAAATCTGGTATTAATTGATGAAGAGCAATCAATGTATCATTCAAAGGAGTTCCAGATAAACTCATACCAAGTGGAATCTGATACTTTGTACGACAGTATCCAAAATTATTTACGATTCTCCATATATTCTTCATTTGCTTTTCAAGTTCTTTACCCTTTACTTTACTTGTGAATATATTCATGAGTGAAACTTTTGGATCAAACATCGCAAGACCATCTTTTGGAGTATATGCAAACTGTTCAGATCTATTCTCTCTATAACGATTATCATTTGGATAATCATGAGTAAAAGCATAAACTTCAAATGGTATTTGAACTTTCTTACAGAACCAAAGAAGATTGTATAATTGCTTGACAGTATCGAGCATTACATTACTCATTGAACCAGACCAATCAAGAATGAATACTAATCCATGATTCTTACCCTCTGGAAGAACTGTAACTTTCTTGAATAGATCTTCACTATACTTGTAAGTATGAAGTCTGGATGTATCAAGAACACCAGTTCTAGAAGTAGTAGCACGAGCATATGCAGATGCAGACTTCTTACACTCAAACTCTTTGACAAGATAGTTGACTTCTTTCTGTGCAGATCTCTTGAACTTCACAAAAGTTGCATCAGGATCAACTGTCTTATCATAGTTCCAAGATGATTCTCTGTAGTAATCAAAATCTGGATACTTAAGTTTTTGTTCTTTTACCAGTTGTTCAAACTTAACTTCATCTTCAGCAAACTGTGTATCACATAATTCATGAATAGTTTCATTTGATATAATGATTCTCTTAAGATCTACTTGTGGTATTTCCCAATACACTGTCTCTCTAGCATTTGTTTGTGCAAGATTCTTGATTGCTTCCTCAAGAGAGTCTGCAGTTTCAACCTCAAGACCACCAGTTGATCCACCTGATGGTGCACTCTGTTCTTCTATACTACCTTCTTCATCTTCAGTTGGTTTAACTCCTTGTGCTAGTTCTCCCTCTTCTTCACTACTACCTTGCTCATCTGTAGTATCTGATCCACTGTTATCAACATCATCAATAGAATCACCCTCTGCAGATTCCATGTCTAACTTTTCTTGTTCTTTCTTTTCTTCTAGTTTTGCTTGGCAATATTTGAATAGTGCTTCTGCTGCATCAAGTGTATCCTCAAATGTTTCTGCCTTCTCAACCTGACTACGATATATCTCTTCCTCAACTGTGAAATCAATGTCAACGAAATTACCAATCTTGAAATATAAATTGATTTTATCTGCAAGATTCATTTCATCAATATCTTTGAGTTCGATGCCAAAGAAATCTTTGTCTGATAATTCTTGATAACCATTAAAGAATGTCTTTGATATACCTGCATATCTACGCTTCATTAACTTCTCTACACGAGCATCTTCTACAATGTTTACAAAACTAGGATTGATCTGACGATCTTTGTACCACTCGATATCAGGAGTATAGAGTGCATGAGAAACCTCATGACTTACAAGCATATCATATACGTTCTCACTTGCATCCCATACTGGAAGAGTAAGTACACGAGAACTGACATTGAATGATGCTGTCTCAACTGGTTTATGTTCTACAATTAGATCTTCTGTAGCAAGTAGTTTTGCTAGTTGTGATTTGATTTCGTTTAAGGTAGTAGTCATGAATCTTTATCTGATATACCTATAATAACAACGAAACCGCCTCGATGGGCGGTCTAGTAGACACTTTATCAACTGTCCACGTCGTTTCTTTGCTTGTCTTAATGCTTGTGGTTTAAGGTGGCGTTTCTGTTCCTTTTTGGAATGATGCTGCCAGTTAGGAACTCTCATTGGTCTTAACGGTATCAAGAATATTTATAGTTGGCATCCATCCAAGTTCACGTAACTTTGAGTTATCAGCACATGTAATGTCTCTTTCACCTGGTGTATCTTCTTTGATAGGAAGATGTCCCATTCCCATTTTCATAGCAAGATCAATAACTGCAACTGGATCTCCAGTACCAACATCTAATACACCAGTATAACTGCTAGGAATCAAAGTTGCAATCGCAGATACAATATCATCAACATGAATCCAATCTCTTTTATGCCTTGTAAGATATGTTGCGGTTTTATCTTCAAGCATACGGTATAGCATATCAGTGCGACTTACCTTCTCTGCATACACATTAAAGAATCTCATACCAACACTATTCGGTGGTGCTTGTACTTCATTTACCTTCTTGGTAATACCATACGCATTGATCCACCATTCATATACAGATGCTGAACTTGCATACAAACATCTTACATTATTATCTCTACAATAATCAAAGATGGGTTTAGATTTCTCTACATTATTTTCCCAGAATAAATTTGGATTTTCGATTGCCTCACGTATTGCAGCGTTGGCAGCAAGATGTATGACTACATCATAGATTTTATCTGTTTTAAAATCTCCTAGATCATCTGGTCTATCATAACCATCAACTTCATCTCCCGCATCTTTGAAGTAATTATAGACATGACTTCCAATAAATCCTTTATGTCCTGTTACTAAAATTTTCATTTCACAATCCTACTGAATCCTTTTACTTTATCAAACTTAATACAATTATCAAACTTATCATGAAGTTCTGTTTTATGAGATATGACAAAGATATTTGCATCTTTTACAATATAACGAATTATTTTTAAAAATTCATCTACACCAAATCCATCAAGAGATGAATCAAATACCTCATCCATAATCAACAGATTGGTATTCACAGAGTTTTTAACTCTTGCAACTTCTCTCCATGTAAAGAGTAATGCCAAGTCAATACGCATTTTCTCACCTTCACTGAATGAAGAATAAGAAAAGTCTTCGTGTATTGGTGACTTTACAGTTTCTGTGAACTCCTCATTCAAAGTAAAATTGATATAAAAATCCATCAACTGTAGGTAACGATTTACCTGTTGATTAATAAATGGCAGATACTTTTTAATTATTTTAGTCTTGACTCCATCATCCTTAAGTAATGAATATGCAAAATCATAGTGTGCGATATCTTGTCCACGATCTGATAATTCATCAACAGTTTTTTGAAGACTACTTTTAAACTCTACTAACTTCTCATTTTCAGTATTTCTGTTTTTAATTCTTTCGGTAATTGTTTGAATTTCTGATTCAAGTTCTCTGACTTGTTTTTGGTTGAAAGATACACGAGTGTTGTTTTGAGAAATTTCATGAGTAAGTTTAGTAATCTCCTTTGATAGTTTAGTGAATTGACGTTCTTTTTCCTTTTCAGAATCTATAGTTTTTTTAAGGTCTTCGTAACCTTGCTTGAGTTCTTTTGCCTTGGATTGAACGTCATTAATTCTATTTAAACGAAAGGATTCTTCTATGGGTTGGGTACATGTAGGGCATGATACATTATCTGTAAAGAACTTATGTTCTTTCGTAATGGTGGATACTTTTTGAGATATTTTACCTTTCAGATTGTTAAGTTTCGCTAATTTTTCTCCTGATCCTGTCAACTTTTCTTGATCCTTAATTAGACCCGAAACAATATTTTCTTTATCAGTATTTGCCAATAGATAATCATCAGATTCCTTAATAAGTAGATTAACTTTATTCTTATTCAAGTCAATTGTATTCTTACTTTGCTCTTTAATTTCTTTAATAAAATTATTTTGCATCTCAATTTTATCTTTAAAATTATCCTTCTTTAAATTAAGAGATCTAATCTGCTCTCTCTTTTCTCTCATTCTTTCTTTAATTAAATTATTCATTGCAGAAAAAATACGTATGTCCAATAGATCCTCAATCACATCTCTACGAACTGAACTTGACAGTTGCATGAATGGCACAAACGTACTACTACCCAAGATTACAATTTGAGTAAAAGATTTATAATTGACTTTTAATATATTTTCTTCTAATAATTTTTGATTGAGTCGATCATCTGATTGTTTATGAAGAGGATTGCCATTAACTTCAATATCAAATTTGTTTGGTTTGATTGATCTTCTTACCAAATAATCACGACTATTCACATTAAATTCAATTTCAACACAACAATCTTTTTCATTAACTGTGTTGATCAATTGTAATTTATTGATTTTACGAAACGGTTTATTGAAGAGTACAAATGTCAAAGCATCCAACATAGTGGATTTTCCAGCACCATTTGTTCCAATAACGATGTTAGTGTGGCACTCTTGAAAATTTACTTCTGTCCAATGATCTCCTGTTGAGAGAAAATTCTTCCACTTAATCTTTTTGAAGGTTAGCATTTTTTGGTGGTATTACGATATCGTTGGGTGTAATTACTGCATATTTGTAATTATACCTCTTACAAGTCATAAATGCAAGCTCATCGTCAACTTCTATTACATCCATCTTTTTGATCTGATGTTCGTCGTCATTTAACTGCATCGCATAACGGGTTGCATCATCCTCCTCCTCAAAAAGAAATAAGACTTTATCTCCCTGATGATCTTGGACAGCATATGCTCCCTCTTCTTTTTTGTCTTGTATTGTCAAGAGAAACACTACTCTACCTCGCAAGCTTGACGATATAAATCTTGGAAGATACCTTTAATAATATTTTTATCAAGATCAAATTCTGATTCATCAATATAGCGATTTAATAAAGATATTGTATTCTCATCTTCATCCATCTCAAAATTTTCACCTTCAATCAGTTCAAAGTTTTCAATAATTTTAAGATCTTGAATTCCAGTTGTATATAACTTATCAATAAACTTTTGAAATTGTTTTGGATTTGTTTTCTTACGAACAATAACCTTAACTATTTTGTTTTCATATGGTGTCGAATCAAAGGTCTGGTGTGGGGTATCTTCATAATAAACGTTATAGAATAATTTATAAGGATTATTAACTGGGGTATGAATGAGGGTATCCGTATCAAATATATGAAATCCTCTAGTATCATTGACATCATTCCAGTACATTTCATATGGATTTCCAAGATAGTATATCTTTCCATCAGTAGATCGAGTATGAAAATGACCAGAGTAAACAGCATTGAACTTACTAAAGACATCTGTATCCATACCATCTTCCATCATATGACCACGAGTTGCTTTAAAACCATTGATCTCAAGATGACCCATTACAATTTTAGATTGTGATTTTTGAATTGCTTCTAAACTTTCACTATAATTTTCAGAATTAATCCAAGGTAAAAGAAGAATATCTAATCCACCAATATTAATTTCAGTCGCCTTTGAATACGTAGATATGTTTGAATAATCATTTAATAAGAGTTCTGGTGAGTTTACATGATTTGTATTTTTGTAATAACAATCATGATTACCTGTGACTGCATGTACTTTGTATTTTCTCAATGGTTCAAATACAACCTCCTTTGACCACTCTAAACTCTGATAGTCAATTGATTTACGACTATCAAATACATCACCCATATGAATAATGGTATCAATATTTTCTCTTTCTAAAGTAGGAAAGAAAATATTATCATAGAACAACTGAAAATAGTTGTGAAGGTGAGTTGATCCTTTACGAGCACCGTAGTGAGTGTCTGTAATAATTGCTATCTTCATTTCTTTTTCTTTGGGTAATATTGAAAACCTTCTGTTACTTCATTAAGTTCAGAAAGTCTAAACGTAATCATTTTATCCCAAGGGGTATGACTATCCATCAGAACCGCAGCCTTACGACCTTGTATTCTTTGAACACATCCAACATACCCTCTGTATATTGAATTTTCATCAATTACTTTTACTGTAGAACCTGGTAAAATCATCTATTACTTGATTTGTATTGAATGTTATCTTTAATTGTGTTATATTCTGAACTATCTCCAGAAAGTGAGTTGTCATCAACTTTCATAACTTCATCAAATCCACTTCGTTCTATAATCTTTGTCTTAATATCTAATTGCTTCTTTTCTTTTTGAATCCTACGGAGAAAAGCATAGTGGATAATTTGAGTGAAGTAAGCAAATGGATTTTTAGACTTCGCTGGATCAAAGTTATGTATATATTGTACGCAGTTTTCGATTCCATCTGATATCATATCATCACGAAACATGTAATTTACAAAGTTAGGTTTATATGATAGGTGTGTTGCAATCTTTAAAAAACACTCTCCAAGATAATTTGTAATACGTGGTTTAGGTAGTTCATTTTCTTTTGCATGAGCAACCTTTTCCCTGTATACAATTAATGCTTGTAAGAGTTCTTTGTTATTTACATAGTGTTCGGACTTCTTCTTTGGCATGACATTGCTTTTCCCCGTGTATACTATATTTTATTATAGCATATTTTTACAGCTTGACAAGTGGGTGAAATATGTGTACAATAACCTTTGTGAGGTTTCAAGAGAGATATAGCTAGCTTTCTTTAATGTTATTATTGTATATACCTTCAAGATACTTACGTGCATCATCTACAGTTGATAAGTATCCCATTGAGGTCGAGAGTCCGACCTGACCGTTTTCTGGTGGAAAAATTATATTATCGTCATCTACATCATTAATATATTGTTCATAAATTGATATAAGTTTTTGATCATGAGTCTCTGTCATTGTAATAATTTTGTCATAATTAATTACAAATATATCTTGGTCTGACAATTCTAACCAAGGTTTTACTTTTATTAGCGATTTTACTAATCCACCATGACTCATATACTTCATGGTTACAGGATTGTTTAGAATTATAACTGGTTGGTCTTCAGATTCGTCCACGCAAACCATCGCAAGGATTTCTTCCCCAGAAGTTAACTTAATAATAGCGTAGAATTCCTCTCCCATTAGTTTTTCAGTGGTATGTTAACTATATCATAATTGAAATTCTCTTGGTTGTAAACCTTGATTCTTTCAATTAGATGGTTTAATGTGTAATTCTTTCTTGATTTATAAGAAATGTCATCAGCAATATCATATAGAGTTGCCTTCGATTTTCTATCTCCCTTACGGAGGACTCTACCGATTGACTGAAGATTACGAATTCTAGATTTGGAGGGTGATGCAAATATTACATTGTGAAGATTCTTAATGTTAATTCCAGTTGAGAAGGTGCCGTAAGAGGCAACAATAATGGCATTAGATTCATTCTCGGTAATTGCACGAACTTGTTCTCTGTTTTGAGTTTCCACCCCGCCATGTATAAAAAATACTTGACGATCATCAGATTTATTATTATTTATTAAATCAAAAAGTGGTTGACCGTGCCCTTCTACTCTTGCATATAGGATCAAAGTATTACCTTTTAAATCCAATGCAAGATTTTTAATAAAATTATTTCGACGATCATGACTGATAATATATTGTATTTCTTCTTCAAAGGTTTCAAATTTATTTGGTGAGTGTTTCAATAGAAGTATATTGATATTTAATTTTGCCAGATGACCTTTCTTCATAAGTTCATCTGTTTTTATTATTTTATATGAAGCACCGAATAATCCTTCTAAAACCCACTTGTGTGTTTGAGTTCCGTCAAGTGTGCCAGTAAATCCAAACCGATATTTTGCATCAGAAAGTTTTGACATTATAGATATTAACGATTTACTTTTGAACTGGTGAGCTTCATCCCCAACCACAACAGAGAACCTCTCAAAATACTTTCTGGGGAGTTTGTAGATTGATTGCCAAGTAGTAATAATGACTTGAGAGTCCGTCTC